CTACACATACCTCGCTTCCCGACTCCGACGCCCAAGCGCAGGGCCTCTATCACAAGTACCCCTACGCATTCGTGGAGCGGCGAATCCGGGTGGCGTAGGACACCGTTGGGTAAAGGAGCGTTTTGTAGATGGACGCAATGAGCAGAGGGTATTCATCCCTGCAGGCCTCGAAGACAACCCCCACCTCGACCAAGAAAGCTACGAGGCATCACTAGAGCTACTGGATCCAATCACCCACGCCCAGCTACGCCACGGAGACTGGAGTATACGTCCTCCGGGCATGTACGTATTCGACCATAACGGTATCGGGTGCGCAGAAGAGCTAGGACGTCTGGTAGACCTAGGGCAGATCAAGTTCCAACCTGTGGATGATAAGATCTACTCAGGCATCGACTTCGGGGACTTCGCAACCGTCCTAGTCCCCATCATGGAAGTTGAACGAGGAGGCGTAGTTGTTCCATCGCCAATGGTACAAACTTCACGGGCTTCGCTCGAAGACATCACAGACGACTTCTTCAAAGTCATGGACTCCTTCCCCTACTGGTGGGCTCAGGCCAGGTATGATTCGTCTTTTGCACAGTCAGCCAAAACATTCGCGTCACTAGCACAAAAGCGCAAGGGAATCAATAACATCATCACAAAGAAGGGCCGGCCAGGAACATATCCGGTCAGTTTCGGACACTACAAGATGCTCGCTATTAAGTACACCCGTATTCTCCTAAAGAACTCCATGGCAGCTGTGGAGGCTCTTAGTACCGGCGGCATCCCAGACCTATCGCGGTGTCTAGTGATCAGTCCAAAGAACAAGCTCCTGATCGACCAGCTAAACAGCTATGTCGAGGACGAGTTCGGCAAGCCACAGAAAGGTGATGATGACGCAGTAGATGCAATGCTTGCCGGGGTCACACCCCTAGCCCGCAAGCATAGGGTACTCGTCGAGACTCTAGAGGCCCAGGCACACAAGCAAGCACGACTCCAGCCTAACCTAGCGGACGGCGTTCCGCCTCTAACTCAGGAGCAAGCAGCATGAACTACGCTGACCTCCTACTTCGCGAGATTGAGAGTGCCACTAAATGGCCACTCAACCGTGAGGCGCGCATTCAACGTATGCTTCGCGAGTACGTCGCGATCATGGAGTCAGATGCCCGCCTGCTAACTCCCTACTGGTGGTACGAGGACGAGGCCACCCGACACAAGGACTACACGGTAGATCCACTAGGGGAAAGGATCCCAGGCGTCTGGGCGGAGATGCTATTCGGCGAAGAGCCGACCATTAGCCCCGCTAGTCCGCGAGATAGTGCACGCCTAGAAGCGTTCATCGACTTCAACGACCTACCCTCCGAGCTAAAGCGAGCAGAGGAGATTCGCAGTTCTGAAGGGGAAGTATGGTGGAGACTTGTCAGCATGCCATCATTCGGGCATGTCCAGATCGAGTTTCACAGCAGGGCTAACGTCGTCCCACTAATCCGTGGACAGAAGGTTGTAGCTGTGGCCTTCGTCTCCGAGATCGAGATTCCCGCGACAGAGGGCGAGGACGTACAGAAGGAGTGGCTATACGTCGAGGTTCATGGCGATGGCATCATCTATAACCGGCTTTACTATCACACAAAGGGCGGAGGCCTAGGCCAACCCCAAGATCTAAACTCCCGTCCTGAGACCGAGGGGCTGCAAGCTGAGGTAAACCACGGCCTGCCCTGTCTAGCGGGCCGCCTGATGAACAAGAAGGGCCGCCGCCTAGATATTGGCATCTCAGACTTCAAGGGGATCGACGGTCTACTCCTGCACCTCTCTGAACTGCAGAACATCGGTCAAGGTAACGCTCGCCTTACGGGTAAGCAGCGTGTAGTAATCCCGCAACGATTCCTTAGCCAGTTCGGTTCATTCCCACAGGGTGCAGAAGTCCTAGTGGCAACGGAGGTTGATAGCGATCCAGACAAGATCAAGAACGAGTTCGCGCAAATCGAATGGAAGTTCGATGCGGCGGCACTCATCGCATGGAAGAACGACGTTGTTGATACGATCCTTACCCGAGCAAGGGTGGCCCCGCCTCTCATCGGCCGCGGGACAGAGTCGGCACAGACGGGTCCTGCACTTCGTGCGCGCCTACTTGACTCGGTACTAGCTGCTCAAGGCAAGGGACAAACGTGGGATGATCTTTTCCCAGGCACTGCACTAGAGCTTGCCTTCCGGTTCGAAGCCCTAGACCAATCTAAGGGCGGCGCCGGCGTAGGATGGATCAAACCAGAAGCACCAGACTTCAAGCGCAAGAACGCGCTGCCTGAGGACGAGGAATCGAGATCACGCCGAGTCGTGATGGAAGTTAACGCAGAAATCCTTTCGATCCAGACGGCAATTGAAGAGAACAACCCCGACTGGGGCGAAGACAGAGTACAGGAAGAGATTGGTCGCCTAAAGACCGAGAGGGATCGCGAGCCGATGCCCCCGGTCATTGCCCCAGGCATAGGAGGCGGTACCACTTCTTCCTCGGATGGAACACAAGGCATCCCGGATCCTGCTGGAGGGATTCCACGCAAGCCGGGAGAACCTACACCCACAGCAGTAGTAGATCCCAAACGACCAGTGAAGGCGTGATGCCTCACTAGGAAGGATGAGCGAGATGCTCGTCAGAAAGCTAGCACCATTCATTACCTTCGACGGTGATGAGGGTTCAGGCGCAGGAGGCACGGGCGAACCGGCTCCTGTGGCTACACCCCCCGCTCCCAACACTGATCCATCGACCAACGGATCGGGAGAAGGCACGCAGACAGAAGTAGAGAAGGCCTACGCGAAACTGCGAGAAGCAGAAAAAGAGCGTGACCAACTCAAAGCCAAGGCTACACGCCTAGAGCGGCAAGGCCTTAGCGAAACCGAACAGATCAAGGCAGAACGAGATGACCTCCAATCACAAGTTGCAGGCCTCACGATGAAGATCTCCGAGATGGAATCTAATGCAACGATCGAAGCGGTCGCCAAGGACTTGAAGTTCCGCAACACTACTGTGGCTAAGGCTCTCGTCAAGGAGCAGGTTAGTGCAGAAGATCGCGGAGATGAAGGAAAGATTCGTAAGGCACTAGAAGCTATTGCCAAGGAGGATCCGACACTTCTCTCAGAAACTCCCCCTCCACCTAGCGGTGGCCCGGTCAATCCGGGCGGTACCAACGGCGGCGGAGCAAGTGGCTTTACAGATCAGATCCGCCAAGCTGTAGGCCGCACGTAGGACGGCAGCCACCGATCGCAAGCCTCGGGGGAAGCCGAGAACATAAGACAAATGGATACGAAGGAGGAACACCCCGTGGTTTGCAACCAAAAGCAGACCCTACAGGACATTCATAGCCTCATCGAACTAGGTGAGCAGTCCTGGTCTAGCAAGATGGCAGCTCTACGTCAAAGTGGAGTGCCTCTTAACGCCTACGACAATGTCGTTAGTCGTACGGATGCTTCGGCACTTATGCCGGAGGAAGTTAGTCGTGAGGTTCTAACGCACACCCCCGACCAGTCAGCAGCTCTCACGCTTTTTCGTCACGTGACGATGGGGCGCAAGCAGCAGAGGCTGCCGATTCTGGCGGCTCTCCCGGTAGCGTACTTCGTCAACGGTGATACCGGTCTGAAGCAGACGACCGAGCTTGCCTGGGCGAACAAGTACCTGGAGGCTGAAGAGATTGCCTGCATCGTGCCGATTCCTGAGGCCGTCCTAGACGACTCCGGGTTTCCGATCTGGGATGAGGCTCGTCCGCTCATCGTAGAGGCTGTGGGACGTACGATCGACGCCGCTATCTTCTTCGGTGTCAATAAGCCCAGCACCTGGCCTGCTTCAATCGTGTCTATTGCTACGGGGGCTGGTAACACAGTTACTCGCGGCACTAACGCGGCTGCAGCTGGTGGTATCGCAGGTGATATTTCGGATCTGTTCGGTACAGTTGAGGCCGATGGTTTCGATGTCAACTCCATTGTCGCAGTCCGAACCATTCGTGGTCGGCTACGCCAGGCCCGTACTACTCAGGGCTCGGAGCTGAGCGAGGTCTCGCAGACGTCAGCCTACGGTGAGAACATTACCTTCCCGATGAGAGGCCTTTGGCCGACGGGTACGGGCGCGGCTGAGATGGTCGCAGGTGACTTCTCCCAGGGCTTCATGGGTATCCGTCAGGATATTACGTGGAAGATGCTCTCTGAGGCTGTCATCCAGGATAACACGGGAGCAATCGTGTTCAACCTCGCACAGCAGGATATGGTCGCGCTACGAGTTGTTATTCGCGTCGCGTTCCAGGTCTCAAACGTCGT